TGTTAATGAAACATTCACGAGAGATACCCCTGACAAATTGTCAGGTTTGGGGATAGGAAAGATAACTAAGATAAAGGAATGGTTAGAACGGTATGAAATATCCGGTTATAATATAAATGATGATTTATCGATAGATTGTAATAGCACAGTTATGCTAGGTCATAAAAATTTAAAATATTTACCAGAATTTATACAATTTAGAAATATATTGGGAAGTTTTTGGATAGAACAGACAGGATTACGTTCTTTAAGAGGGTGTCCTTCCTATATTGAAGAAGATTTTGATTGTCAAAATAATGATCTTGTTGATTTAAAATTTGCTCCATTATATGTAGAAGATACATTTAGATGTTTTGGCAATCACATTCCATCATCTGAAATATCAAGATTCAAAGCAGACAAGAAATATAAATGGAATTATTTATCATCAGATCATGGAAACACACATGTTGAACATTTAATCGAATCTTTTACTAAAGGTGATAATAAAATAAATGGGTTGGGTATTGGAAGAATACAATTAATAAAGGATTGGTTGGAAAAATATGAAGTACAAAACTATACAATTAATGATGATTATACCATAGATATAAAAGGAGATGTAGAAATTATTAGGAAATATTTAACTAAATTCCCTGATTTTATACAATTTGGAAAAATATATGGCACTTTTAATTGTTCTTTAAACCAATTAAAATCTTTAAGAGGGAGCCCCATAGAAGTTGAAAAAGATTTTTATTCTACAGAAAATATGTTGAGCTCATTAGAATTTTCCCCAAAAATAGTTGGCGGAAATTTTGAAGTAGTTAAAAATTTATTAAAAACATTAAAGGGCTGTCCAGAATCCGTTGGAAATAATTTTTGGTGTTTGGAGAATGATATAGAAGATTCTGAGATTGATCTAAAATATCTAGGTGGTAAACTTCATATAAATATTGGAGAACTATCGGTAATGGATGAAACACGTTTAAATAATAATCCTGTATTAGAATTTAAAATTGAATGGCATAGAGATGCTCATTATTGATGCGCCGATATTAAAACTATTGTAAAAAAATTACATATAAAGAATAAAATATATTTACTATGGCTGGAGTACACTTTGTAAAGAACGCAGATCTGCGTGCGGAGATCATCAAATCAAAGGAAAATGGTGAGTTAACAAGAACTGCTATAGATATGATGATATTGATGTCCAATAAGTTTGCTGGTAATTTTATCTATTTCTATGAACAGGATAGAGAGGACTGTATCGCCGTCGCTATCATGAACTGTTATCAGTATTGGAGAGGTTACGATCCTGAAAAATCTCAAAATGCATTTGCATATTTCACACAGATCATCAAAAACGGTATGTCAAAATCATGGGGCATCAGCCATAAAATTCCTATATCAAAACAAGTTTCAATAAGCCGTCATAGAATTTATTCAATTTAATGAAAACCTCTTCCTCATATCATGCATGGCACAAACCCAATATGTCCGGAACAAAGGCTTCTGGGGGAAATTCTAGGACACACCAAGGTTATTATAAAGTAAAACATCCTGAAAAATATATAGGTGATATAAACACAATAATATACAGATCTTCCTGGGAATTTAGTTTTTGTAGTTGGTGTGATATGTCTCCATCAATATTGAGATGGAGTTCAGAACCGATATCGGTTCCATATATGAGTAGAGTTGATAAATTAGATGAATGCCAGAAGAATGGGTTGAATCCAAACAATCCTGTCAATTGGACAAGAAAAAATTATCATACAGATTTCTATTTAACTATAGATAAAGGTGATAATGTTGTCGAAAAATGGTTCATTGAAATTAAACCATCAAATGAATTAAAAAAACCTTTTCCACCAAAGGATAACGCAACACTGAAAGAAGTCAGATCATTTAACATAAAAGCTAAAAGTTACCTTGTCAATGAATCAAAATGGGCAAGTATGAACCTATATGCTCAAAAAACAGGATGTAAATTTTATGTATTTACTGAAATAGAATTACAACGCTTGGGTATATTGGGCGGTCAATTTGATTTAAAATAAATAAGATGATATGTTATCACCATTTGAACAATTTAAATTATCATCATACGAAAAAGATATAGAAGATGTTGCATATGACAATATCTATGTTAAATATATCAAGAACGATTTTAATAAGGAACTGGAATCTGTTGAGATAGATGATACAAACCAGGAACAAATTATTGATAGATATACGGGAAATCTTCCAATACCTGGTCTAATCTATACATTTAAATATTTTGCAAAGGTTGATGAAACAATAAATATTGTTATCAATGGAGCTGATAATAAATTTGTAGATTTCGTGCCGCTTGTGTTTTGTGTAAATACATTTAATGGTGCTTTTTCTGGGATAAATCTAAATGCTCTTCCTGGTACAATACGTCTTAAATTTCTTGAATCTTACTATAAATATTACAAAGGATTCTTTTCAGACATTACGGAAAGAGTTGAAAATAATGAGCTTGTTATAAACAAGGCATTTATCAATTTTGTAAAGACTGGAAACGGTCAAACTATGATAAGAACTTTCAGTTCAAACAACAAGGCAAATTTCAATTACGGTTATAGAAGATATCGCTATGAAAATATTGAGAAGTTGAGAATGTTAGAATATAATGAATGGAAATACATTCCATTTCTGAATCCTAAGGAGGCATTCAGAAAGATGGGGATAAATCAGGTGAATACTCTATACTGGAAAACAGTTTAAAATATAACTAGATAAATACTAAAAATACAAATTCATGGCAGGATTTTTGCTAAAAAGCATAGACAATAAAAAATCATATTCGTTAATGGATAACATACAACGAAATATCAGATACTTTTCGGTATTTGGCACAAACTTTGATGAGTCTGCGATAAAACAATCAAAATCGATAGGTGTTAACGAGGTAGAGGATGATAACCTTTACAGTCCGATGTACGGATTACAAAATGCTCAAGGTCACGAACTTAATAAGAATGAATTCATAGCGTTCTTTGATAGACAATATGCAACAAGACGAGAATTTCTTAGAAGATTTTCATTAAATGTTGAGATTGAACAGATAGTTGAGATTATATCAGATGAAACTGTCATATATGATGAGAATAATTTCTTTGCATATCCAAATACTCAAAATTTAAAATCCTTATTAAAGGCAGAAAAGGCCAAGGAAATAGTAGATGATTTAAATGAATCGTTTAAATCAGTTTATTATAAATTCGGTTTCAACAATGGTCACGATGCATGGCATTATGTCAAAAAATTATTGATTGATGGCTTCCTGTCATTTGAAATAATATATGATGGCGAAGGTTCTGATGATGCCAAAAGTATAATTGGTTTTAAGGAAATAGATGCAACAACGCTTGAACCTGAAATTCGTGTAGACGAACAGGAACGCGAATATCGTGTATGGATACAGTTTAGAGGTGACGCAAAGAAGGAACGCGTCATGTTAGATGGTAACTTAATATACATATCTTGGGCGAGAGGAAATTTCATATCTAGACTTTCATATGTAGAAAGGTTGGTACGTTCATTCAATATGTTAAGGACTATGGAAAATAGCCGTATTATATGGAACGTTATAAATGCTCAACAGAGGGTACAGATAGAAGTTCCGATTGGAACCCAATCGGAAGCAAAATCTCGCACTAGGTTATCACAATTGAGAGCTATGTATAAGGAAGATGTTACTATAGATGAAAATAGTGCCGAATTATCTTTTAACGGTCAACCAAACTTTTCATTTTTTAAGACATATATAACTCCAACAAAAGGTGGCGAAACTACAAAGATATCTACTATAGAAAATAAAGGTTACGATCTTTCTGATACGAAGTCATTACAGTATTTCTATAATAGATTCATGCTTGAAACAAAGGTTCCATCTAATAGATTTTCTGGTGGAGCTGAAGGTAAGACTGATTCCGCATGGGGAGCTGGAGGAGAATCTATTTTAAGAGAGGAAATGAGATTTTCATATTTTATAAATCGTATTCGTTCGATATTTCAGGAAATATTGTTGAAACCTACATGGATACAGTTTTGTCTTAAACATCCGAATTTTGTAGGTGACCAAACGCTTAAAGGTTCAATAGGTCTTGAGTTTATAGAGGAAAATTTATTTACAACGGCAAAGAAACGTGAGATTGCTAAGAAAGGAGCCGATACAGTCACCGCTTTGATGGGTGTAAAGGAAGATTATGTAGATGCAACAGGAGCCATCACACCGGTATCATATTTTGATCCTAAATTTTTGGTTGAGAAATATATGGATTTCACAGAGGATGATGTAAAATTGAATGTGAAATATAAGACTGAAAGAAGAAAGGAAATTGCAAGATTACAAGCAGTTGCAAGAAGGTTAGAGGCACAAAATGGTGGTGCCGGTGGAGCAGGTGCAGGTGGTGGAGACTTTGGCGGAGGATCTGACTTTGGCGGAGGATCTGACTTTGGCGGAGGATCTGACTTTGGCGGAGGATCTGACTTTGGCGGAGGCGGTCCCGAGAATTTTGGAGGTGAAGAACCACCTCCTGAAACTGAGGAACCACCAACAGAGGAAACTACACCCGAGGAACCGATAGTTTAGGGAAAACATAAAATTTAATCACAGATATATAAATAAAAGAAAACCATATGAAAATAGGAACATATAATATTAAAGATTATTTAGAAAGATTGAATGAAGCAGCTGAGGAAGGTGGTGCCGTAAAGGATCCAACCCAAGGTTTAATCATTCCTCCTGAAAATAAAAAGGCGTATGACTGGTTAAAAGCCGAATATAATAAAGCAAAGGTAGAGGTTAAAATTGAAATGAAAGTTGGCACATCTAAATTTGAACCTGGAATCGCTGTTGAAGGCGCAAAGGACTTTAAACCGGGTATGTTCGGTAATAGTAAAACTCCATCAGCAACCGGTGAAGATGGAGAGAAAAAGGGAGAAGAAAAAGAAAAAACCATCGTTGCAGGAAATCTTAACTCATTCGCTAAGAAGAATAATCCTGATGAAAAAGATAAGGATGAAGACGATAAGGAAGAAGGTGATGAAAAAGATAAGGACGACAAGGAAGATAAAGATGATGTCAAACCTTCCAAGACGGATAAAACTCCTCCATTTAAGAAAGCTGACGACAAACCAGCAGAAAAGAAACCTGTAACAAAGGGACAGATTAAAGTAGACATTAAAAATAAAATAAAATGATAGATAATAGATTACTCGAGAATCATCTTAATGATTTTAGGAATGGTATAGCAAAAAAATTCTTTGGTAAGGAACCGTTAGAACCAACTAAAAATCCCGAATCTCAAGATGACTCACGAGAACAAATTATAAAAAAATCTCCTTTTTTTGTAATACTTGATACTATTTTGATTATATTTGCCTATCTTATTAGATGCACATTGTTTGGACTCGCTTTGGGTTCGATATTCTCATATTCATGGGGTGTCGTACCTTTATTTGCTGTTGGGTTTCTAACAAATTATACATTTACAGTTATAACAAATTTATTTAAAAAATAATTTATGGAATTTGAGGAAAAAGTTAATACAATTTTGGGTTCCTTGGGGAACCTATTGGTTGTGAAAAACAGAAATTATGGAAATTCGGCGCTAGTCCCATTGAACATATTTTCTAAGATGAATTCCCAAGAAGGAATTATGCAACGTCTCGATGACAAACTCATGCGAGTTAAAAATTCAAAAGAATTAAGAAAAAATGATATCGCAGATCTTATGGGATATCTAACATTACTCTCCGTCCAGCAAGAATGGTTGGATTTTACAGATCTTATAGATTAATTTATGTTTAAAAAAGAAAAAGTGATACGGAATATTTCAGAATATTCCGATCTTAATGTCATGTCTTCATTGACAAAGAAATCTGCAGGTTTAACGGTTCAATTTATACCAACAGATGAGGACGGTTGGTATATTGATGTTATAAAATATAGGACAAAAACCGGCGTTATAGTATCAATATCTACAATTTTAGATAAAGATATGTCAACATGGGAAAACATTTATCTAAAAGATGAATTCATTAAAACTTTATAAAAAAAACTTCATATAAAATTAAATAAAATAAAAAAGATGAAAAAAGAAACACCAGCTCCAAAAGATGTAGTAGTTGTAGAACCCGTTGTTGAAAATACAACCGTTGAAAATATTGTTGCCGATACGCCTCCAGAGGTAGAAACAGCTGCATATGTTCCTCAGTATAAAATTTTGCCTACGTTTAAATCGGCCGTTTTGTTAGCCCTTAAGGATCGTCCTTACAATGAAGTCGCTAACCTATTTGCAGCAATCAATGTTCCAACTATGGATCATAACACTCTTCAGCAGGTAATCAACTATATCGGTAATTTTCCGTTTGAAAAAGTTGAAAAATTACTAGCAAGTGTCGGTCAATATGTTGAGCAGATAGTAGAATAAGAATCTTCTCGTTTTTAAATGTATTTGGATAGGAAATGAATTCCTATCCAATTTTTATGTTTCACAAATTAACTTTAAATTAAAAATTTTTTTATGTACAAAAAAGGCAAATCAATACAGTCTCTTGCATTAGACTATATTGAGAACAAAAATAATATCACGTTCTCAGCATTAATCAAGAGACTTACACCAGGATTACGAACCTTCACATATAAATTTATCCAAGATAATGATCTAATCAAGGAAGTTTTAGAACAAACATTCATTGCATTATGGGAAAAGATAGATCAATACAATAACGATTTTAATTTTTCAACTTGGACTTATGCAATCGCAAGAAATGAAGCATTGGCTTTATTAAGACACAAAAAGAAAAACGTATCACACGATAAATTAACCGAGGAAAGATCGATGGTACTTGCTAATTGTTCACCGATATTCAATATGGACATTGAATTTGTCGGACCATCAGGAGATAACCTGGTACAAACATTATATGATGTATCTCTAAAGGCGATAGAAAAGATGGATGAACCATATAGAACAGTCTTGTATGAAAGGGAGGTTAACCAAAAACAACTCCACATCATCGCAGAAGAATTGGATTGGAATCTAAATACTGTCAAGACTCGTTTAACAAAGGCAAGAAAATATGTGGCCGATGTTATTAAAAAAGAACACCCCGAACTTGTAGACGCATACATAGAGTTAGCATTATGAATCTAAACTTTAAAAAAAGTAATCTATATCTCGCATATGTAGATGCTGTTAATTATTTCGACTGGAAAAGAACGATAAAAAAGGAAGAGAAAAATCCTGATTCAAAGTATAATACATTTGGGTTTAAAAGGAATTTTTTCTATGATGTTTTCGTTGTAATTTCTTTAGATGAAATGGATAAAGCATTACCCATAGAAGGTCAACGATACAATGTAATCGAAAAATTGGTGCCGGTAAATAAATATATAGATGAAGAATTGGGATTTGCAGAGTGTATAGTTCCTGAATTTAACCAATTTTTTGATGCTGAAAATACACCAACGCTTTCATTCTTGATAGGATATAGGTTTACTCCAGAAGTTTTAACCCTAGGATGGGTATTAAAATGGATATTTTATTTTGGTATTGCTAGTCTTGCATTTTACTTATTCACATATTTTAACATAAACATTAATTTAAAATGACAAATGAAAATATAATTGTATTGCCTAATGGCGATATAGATGCAACCAATATTATTTGGAACCCATCATTTCCTATAGAATTATGTGGAAAACTCAATGAAGATGGAAAACTTATGGTAAAGGATTGTGTCGCTTTTGCAAGAGTTGATGTACCATGTATAGATGATCGTGGAATTTTACTTGCTCCTAGAGAATTGGTAATACCGAAACTTTAAAAACATGAAAAATTTCGATCCAACAAGAATAAAGTGGGTTAAATCGGATCGAGGTCTTGCAGATGCCTACTATAAATTAGTTGTACCATCTATAACAGGGATAGTATCTACCATCCCTGATCCCGATTTAGATACATTTATTAAAAATGTCGGGTCTGAAGCGGCAGAACGTATAATGACTAACTCGGCTAATAGAGGTACATCAATGCACCTATTTATTGAAAATTTTCTTAGGATTCTATCATCTAAAAAAGATGTATCAGTTGCGTTAAAACATACCCAAACACAAACTCCAATACAACTGTCAGAAGAAGGAATTCCTCAAGATAAAATAGATGAAGGACGCGATCTTTTTTATAAATTTTACTATTCACAATTTCCATTACAGTATCATACAATCTTAGGACTTGAGTATCCAATCTATTCTCCATCATATTTTTTCAGAGGAAAGATAGATGTTCTTTTTAAAGATAATGTATACGGCCCTAGTGTAACCGATTTTAAAACCTGTTCCGAGGTTGCTAAGAAAGGAAGTGTAAAGGAATACAAATATAAGATTCAGATTGGCGGTTATTCTGTTGCAATAGACGAGATGTTGAAATCAAAGAACATAACCGTTAAAAAAAGTTCCTTACTCTTTGTGAATACCCAAAATGAAATATTGAACGAACTTATATGTGTTGGTGATGAACTTGAAACATATAAGTCCGAATTTAAAAAACTTGTATTGGATTGGCATGTAAAGAATGGTCAAGAATTTCTTATCAAAACTTTATTATAAATAATACATATAAAAATAAAATTACTTATGGAACACAAAATTGAAGAAGCTATCATAGATCTTGCTAAAACCAATCTTATTGATGCAAAGAAAGATGAAGAAAATGCACAGGCACTCATAGATGATAAAATTGCAGATGAATTAGCTGAAAGTAGGAATGAACTTGCCGAAATCGCTAATAAACCAACAGATGCAGAAATCGCCATTGCCAAACAAAATTTTGATGAGGCAGTTACAGAATTTAACAACAAAACCTGGGAACTTGGCACAGCAGAGGAAGCTCCAAAACTTGCTACATTTCTTCTTAAATTTATATCTGAAGATTTGGTATGGATAAAAAATGGTTTTCTTGGTATTGTAAAACTAGACGAGGAACTCAGAAATACAATCAAACATCGTAAGGAGGATGAAGCTATTAGTTTAGGATATCATGCTTTAGTATTTCTTGCATATTCAATCAACAATTTTTCGGGTGTTGGACTTAAACAAGCAAAGAAACTAGCTAAATTTGAGAAGGAATACAATATGGTATTTACAACAATCTTGGAAAAACAACAGGAATCACAAGATATGATAAAGGAAGTTCAATTTAAACAGGATGTGTGGGCAGCTGCCTTACAAGGATTTAAATTGGAACGTGAACCTGCACCAACAGATGAATTTGAATCACCGGTGCCAGAATAAAAAAATTAAGATAAATAAACTAAAGACTGGCAAATTCAACTTTACCAGTCTTTATAATTTAAAACAACATTATGAAAGAATTTTACAATAAATGGCACAAAATCATACTTCTTTGTGTTGCGTTTTTCTTCCTATACAATTTTATACAATCTTGTAATAGAGGTTTGGTTATAGCCAAACAGGATAAAAACATCGTAATTTTAAATCAAAAAATTTTAGTTTTACGGGATAGTGTGAGACAGGGTTTAAACGATATTAAATTTGAACAGGAACGTGTGAGAGGTTCCGAGTTGAGAGCAACAAAAATAGAAGAAATATCTAAAAGAGCTATCAATACAACAATAAAATTGGAAAAATAAATCTTTATATGCATAAAAGTAAAATACTTTATTGGTCTTTGATAGTTACATTTGCTATTTTATATGCTTGTACTGGTTTTGTAAGTTTTTATCATAGTATAAGTTTTTTTAGTTTAGCAAATCCTGGGTGGCTTGCAATCATCCTTTCGTTGGTATTTGAGATAGGACAAGCATCTGTTTTGTTTTCTATAATGCTGACGAAAAATAAGAATAACTTTCTTGCGTGGGCGGTGATGATAATACTTACAAGCTTACAGGTTATTGGTAATATTTTTAGTTCATTTAAATTCATATCCGAATCGTCAAATGTAGATTATCAATATTTTCAAAAATCAATACTATTCTGGGTTGATGCGGATCCTGAAATGTTTAAAGTTATAATTGCAGCAATAGTTGGCGGTATATTACCTTTGATAGCTTTATCAATGACGGCGCTGGTTGCAGAGAACATAAAGATGAAGGATGAGGAAGATAGGATAGTTCCAGATATTGTTCAACCTGTTAAAAATATTGAGGAAAAAGAATCACCAGCAGTTAATAATCCAGAAAAACCGGTCGAGGATATTATTGCAGCAAACGAGGAAATTGTAGACGATTTCTCACCAGATGATGTTGATGATGCCTTTATAAAAAATCCCGAAGATATCGAACCACCAAAAAACTAATAGGGGCGGTTACCGATGATCAGAAAGATAGCCGCCCCGTTTCAATAGAAGATCTTGTAAACGAAGCTGAGATAGAATATGGTTTAAAACCATTCAATGAGCATGAGATAACGTTTGATGAACTATTAGGAGAAGTTGAAGATTATCTTAAAACCGAGGATCAGGTTTCACCGACAACACACAGTGACACCAAACATATAACTAATGATGGATACGCAAGTACCATAGTTGATGGTAAGGAAATTCTTGATGAAATGTCACATGGCCCTACATGTAGCTGTGAAAAATGTGCTTGGATGAGATCCTAACAAAACAAAGATAGATAATTGTAATATAAATATTAAAAAGAAATGAACGAACAAGAGGACAAATTAAAGAAATTTATTGAATCTGAGGAAGGAACATCAAAAATCATTGATGTTCCTGGTAAAAAACCTTGGGAGAAAAAAAGTTCCGGTTTAAGCATGCAAAATGAAATAGGATGGATATCGATAAATGTGCTCGATCTTCCAACAAAAGGTCTATTCTATCCTGAAGGTGTCACAATGGCAATAAAGGCTGCATTAGGTGGTGAGGTACGACATTGGTCTACTTTAAATGAATCTGATATGTCTGCACTGGATGATATGTTAAATTATGTGATTGAACGTTGTTTTACTATCAAACATCCAACAAAACAAATAAATTGGAAGGATATAAAGGAGGTTGACCGTTTCTATATCTTACTTAGCATCAGGGAACTTACATTTGTAAATGGCGAAAATAAATTACAGGTTAAAATATCCGAAACAGATCATATCGATGTAATAAAAGATATGATAGATTATATTAATTTTAGTGATAAATTAATGAGATATTATGATGCAGAGAAAAGATGTTTTTTCCTTAAATTTAAATCAGGCAAAAAATTAACTATCGATATCCCAAGTGTTGGATTGACTGGATGGCTTAAAAACTATATGATACGTTCAAATCAAAATGGCTTTGAAATAGATAAGGATTATCTTAATTTTGCTCCTTTCGTTATTAGAGAATGGAGAGGTTTGAATGATATATCCTTCAAACGTTATATCGAGGAATCATTTGAATGGGACAATGCGCAGATATCAATGTTGGATCAGATTAAAAAGATGTTTGCAGATGCGGTTAATCCTAAAATAAAATATACTGACGAAGGAGGACAGGTGCGCGAAGTTGCACTAAACTTTCCAATCAAATCTCTTTTCACTCTTTCAGATCCGTTCAGCGAACTGGAGGACGATTGAGTTCCTGTTCACATTTAAGTTGGGCATAAATCCTGTGATTCTTGACCAATTGGAATTCTATAGGATAGAAGATTTACTTAGTAGTTATGAGGAATATATGGAAAAGGAAAAAGAGGCAAGTGAAAAACAATCTAGTGGATCCACAAACCAAAGTTTTACAAATCCACAAATGCCAAAGATAGATGTTCCTACTATGCAAATACCGACGATGAATATGCCAAAAATGTAAAAAAACGAACTAGAAATCTAGTTCGTTTTTGAATTAGTTATGTTTCTTAATTCTTTTCGTTGTTCATCACTAAGTAAAGTAAATATACAATATAACGAACCTCCTACATGTAATGGAGCAAATTCAATTGTGTCAATTTGATTATTTCTACATATATAATCATCGCCAACATAAACAGGACCGTATTCTAAAGATTTTAAACTATTTATACTACAATTAAATTCATACTCTACATATGTAGGACAACCACGTAAAGATTTTAGATTACATCCTGAACAATCAAAGGATCCATGAACCTCTCCGAATTGGATATAAGATGGAAATTCTCCTAAATTATAATCTCCTCTAAAATCAATATTACTTCTTACATCAATTACAAAATTATTATTTATGATATAATCCCTTATCTGATAACTTTCTAACCACTTTTTTATCTAATCAATTTTACCTACACCCCCCATTGATGTTAATTTATTATCCCCACCTCTAGCGAATGTTTGTTCAATACTTTCTTTAACTAATTTATGATTCATATTCTACAATATCACCTTTTATTATTTTTCTATTCATCAAATTTTTAATTTCGTCCCAGTCATAAAGATTTTTATAACACACAAGGTTTCCACCAACAATAGTGTTTAAAGTTTCAAAAGATTTTAAATTATTTCTACTACAATTAAAGGTACTACCGACAGATTTCGGAGATCCATCTAAAGATGTTAGAGAATTTCTTGCACAAAAATATCTTTTCTCAACTATTATAGGACTATATTCTAAAGAATTTAATTTATTCATTGAACAAACAAAATCTTCACCTACATACAATGGACAACCTCTCAAAGAAGTAAAATCATTTATCGCAATGTTAAAATCACCACCAACCTCATTAAATTGTATATAATCTGGAAAATTAGAAAGATGTCTATTAAATAAATTAACATCTCCATTAACGTTAATAGTTAGATCATCATTTATATTATACCCAGATACACGTTTTTCTTCTAACCATTTTTTGATTAAATCAATTTTTCCAACACCTATTGATGTCAACTTATCTTCACCTCCACGGGTGAACTTATGTTCTATATTTTCGTTGATCAATTTCATAATTATCGTTTAAGTGTTAGAACTCCTTTATCTGCACCAGCAAATGTGAAGACAAATTGGCCATTTTGTAAAGACTCAGCGACAGATTCTCCAATTTGTTTTGAAACAATATCCCAATTTATATTTTCCATCTGAGAAGGATGAACTATTTCCTTAACAACGGAAGCATTTGAAGATGTTGATGATGCTTCCTTATCAACATTATCTTTATATGTAGCCAAATTATTTACACCTCTTGGTGTAAGATCATTGACCCTATTGACAGCAACCCTGCTCAATTCATCTATCTTAGAGAGGTTCATCGCTTCCATATTTGTTGTCAATGATAATATGCTTGTTGCCAATAAATTTATGGAATTTGCAATCTTAGTTATACCATCGGCGGTTGTGCTGAGTTCATTAATCGCCTTCAACTGTAATGTGAAATTATACATCCCAAGGTTCATCTTTCCCGCATTGACCTTATCTGTATCCCATCCCTTCGCAATTATATCCGCAAATATCGCTATGCTTGAACTTATATTTGTTGCAACATCCTTAACGGATATGGCTGTTCCTGTTGATTTTCCTTCCTTATCAAATACAGGTATCATATTGTTTGCTCCAAATTGGGCAAATGATGTTAAAGTTTGTGCAAATTGGTTGATGCCACTCAAAGGACCGCTTTCTCCCAATACGGACAATTTGAATCTAGTTTTTAACGCCTCCCATACAGATATCCTTTCTACACCTTCAATCAATGATGTTATGAAAAGTGATATGTTTCCAGTTATTGAATTAACAACTGTAGAAATTGGCACACCTTTTCTTTCCTGTGTGTATATAGGTTGCCCTGTCGTAGGATCGATTCTACCAGAATCAACGAAATCTATGTAACCTATCTCCTGTCTATCTCCAAATTCTCCAAAAGCCTTTAATGTATCTGCAAACGCTATGATACCTCCCAAAATACCGTTCTTCCCGATTAAAGTATTCGTTATGGTTTTTATTTGAAACGCCTTTGTGATTGTCAAATCTTTTGTTGAATTTCCTATTCCTGTAAGAAAATTGGTTATGGTAGAAACAATCGTTGTTCCAACATTGGCTATATTTACCCTTTCTCCAAATACAGGTTTACCATTTTTATCATAAGAATCTATGACTCGCATAGAAGATAATGTGGCAAATGCCGTCAAACCAGATGCAAATTGTGAAAGAGATTCAGATACTCCTTTTAATAAGGCGATACCTATCATCATTGATCCTATACCTTTGGCTACTTTGAATGGGTTATATGATTCATCCAATCCTACACCTTTCATCACTCCTTTCGAATATCCTAACAATGTGCCACCGACAAGATTCTCAACATTTTTCATAACGTCAAAATTCCCTATTGATTTACTCACATTTACAAATTTTTCAACTGAAAAAGCCAAGGATGTAAGTCCTATGGCAACACCTATTGCTCCTGCAATACCTGCAGCTAAGACACCTGCTCCAATGCCAAGTGTTCCAGCTGTTAATAACATTCCCAAACCAACAAATGCAGCTGTGGCAACACCTATTATTAACCCAGTTACACCCAGACCAGACCATAAACCTGCCTTACCTTTATCATCTATATTTGAATTTAAATCTTTTGCTATATGTGAACTCACTAATGTAAATGCTAAAACAGCGCCAGCTAAAAATACAATGCCTGCAGCAACTCCTGACGCCGCTGCAAGACCTAACCCAATATTTGCCTGTACTGTTGGTGATCCGAGATATTGAAATAAGAATATAGAGCCAACTATCAATGTACCAGCAACTCCCATACCAAATAGAAGATTTGTCCATCCATCCTCAAGTGATCCATTTTTTCCAGATGTTAAACCTGCCAAACCGTTCAACATTGCTGCGACAGCTCCAAATACAAGTATGCTACCGCTTAATACAACAAGTCCAAGACCCATCATCATCATAGTTTTTGTACCTTGATTTATAGAAGGGTTGAAATTGCCTATCAAAACATACATCATCGTTATTCCTGCGATTATAGCAGCTATCATTCCTACACTTCCCAATAATCCAACTCCATCCATGGAATTTCCTAGAACTTTTGGTACAAGCAACAGTAATAATGTAAATGCTAACACGCCTCCTGCTAACATCATAAACCCAATACCCATATTTTTTATGGTCTTTGCACCCGATTCTACGACTGTTCCCAGTAATGGTGACCCTATGAGAGCACTTATCCCTATCATCGCAACAACTATACCTGCGATAACACCAAACGCTCCTACAGGAGTCGTTGATAATATTTTTCCTGCAAGAAATAATGATCCTGCTGTCAGAAGTATTGACGCCCCTATTGACAGAAGGAAGAAACTCATTGCCTTTACAGTTTTTTCCATCGGAACTAAAGCTTTTGCTAAGGAATCAAACATATTAGATACATTAACGACTGCTTGACCGTGTTGAGACATCCTAAGTATGACATCAAAGAAACCTGATAGAGCATCTCCGGCTTCTTTTATCAATTTTGGTTTTACTTTATTTGATGATAGATCTTTAAGCGATGTAACTATGGAAGCAAATGCATCTGCTGTAGTTTTATTATCAACTGCCTGACCTCTTCCAAAAAAATTAGATAGACCAAGACCACCAAACAAAGATGATTGAGTATTTTGTGAAGGGGAAGAACCTGGTTGTCCTGGAATACCTGTTGGTGTACTAGGAGATAATTTATCAATCTTTGTATCGATCTTTTTAAGGACTGTTAAAATCCCAGTCAGAATATCTACAGATGTTGGCATGCAATATGATCTTTAGGATATATATCTTAAAGTCCTTATTTAATGAAATTGATAAACGAATCCATAGCTCATACATTTTCAAGGAATGAAACTGATAAAATTTCATCACTAGGTATTGGTAAAATTTCAATGATAAAAAAATGGCTTAAAGAATATGATGATGATTACGACGATAATAATTATGATATAACTGATGATTATGTCATAAACACAAAAGGTAGTGTTAATATAAACGAAAAAATAATTGGAGAATTTCCATCATATATACAATTTGGTGTCATAAGAGGTACTTTTATTTGTTGTGGATGTGGGTTGACATCATTAAGAGGATGTCCAAAAATTGTTGAAAGAACTTTTAGGTGTGCAGATAATGATTTAAAATCATTAGAATTTTGTCCAATTGAAGTAGGAGATAATTTTACAATAACAAATAATAAATTAACATCATTAAAATATTGTCCTAAAAAAATAAATGGGGATTTTTTTTGTTCAAAAAACCAATTAACTTCTTTAGGAGATGGTCCCGATAAGGTTGGTGGTGCTTATTTTTGTCGCGAAAATCAAATATTATCATTGGATGATTATCATTGTGTTGTTCATGATGATTTAAATATAAGATTAAATCCGTTATCTTTAGATAGTGTTAAAAGATTTAGAGAATCTGATCATAATAATATAAGAGGAGAAATATTATACATATGAAGATAGTAAAGGAACATATATACGAATCATTTAAACAAGGAGATGACAAACTTTCATCTTTGGGGTTGGGTAAAAAATATTTGATTGAAAAATGGTTAGCTGAATTTAATATAAAGGATTACTACATAAACCGTGATTTTTCAATTGATGCATATGGAGAAGTTATTTTAGCGTATAGAGAATTAACTGAACTGCCAAGTTACATTCAATTTAATAAGATTGATAGAAAAACATCATCACAACAAGTAGGCTTTTCTGTTGCTCATACTAAGTTATCATCTTTAAGAGGGTGTCCAAAAGAGGTGATGGGAACATTTGATTGCAGCAACAATAATTTAAAATCTTTAAAATTCGGACCTGAATATGTCTGGGGAACATATTTTTGTGAACATAACCAGATAGAAACTCTTGAAGGCTGTCCAAAATATATAGGTAGAAATTTTCACGCAGAACATAATAAATTAACAACGTTAGAATATGGCCCTGTTTCTGTTGGTGGATCTTATTTTTGTTACGATAATTCCTTAATTACATTAAAAGGATCGCCTCTTATAATTCCTGGAGATTTTAATTGTAAAAATAATATAAATCTTGATTCTTTAGAAGGTGCGCCCAAAGAAATACACGGAGAATTGGTGATAGAACTTACAAAATTATCAGAATTATCTGACAAGGAAATCAGGAATCAAATAAAAATCACCAGAAAATATACGCATGAAAATCATAAATGAACATATTGAACATTTCACAAGGGGAAGTGAAAATAAATTGGATACGTTAGGTATAGGAAAACGCAAGGCTATTGAATTTTGGATGGATGAACATGGCTTTGGTGAGGAGAATTACACAATCCAAGATGACCTTTCTATTCTTTTAGATTTCAAATATATGTCCATATGGGATTTTATTGAGTATATAGAGGCCCCAAATGAACCTATTCCTAGTTTTATAAAATTTAATTATTCACCGGATTCGTTAATGTTTATTTCGTCAATCAATCATAATCTTAAAGATTTTAAATATTCTTTGGAACATGGCGCAGAGATCTATGATTTAATTATGGATAATATGATGGGCAATAAATTTTACGAAGGTATTAAATATTTATTAAAAAAATATAACAAGGAGGAATTGCCATTAGGATATTACAATAGGTTAAAAGATTATTTAAAAATAAGTAACATATCTGAATCATTTACCAGAGATTCTAATAATAAATTAGAATCAATCGGCGTCGGCAAAAGAAAAATGATTGAAAAATGGTTGGAAAATAATGGTTTATCTAATTTTGATTATACCATAAATGATGTTAATAAAATTATACCGAATTTTAATAGTTTGATTTTTACAGATTTTATAAATTTATTAAGGAAACATAAACCTCTACCATCATTCATAAAAATACACCTAACAGGTTTTGCTAGATTCTTAACATCTGTTTATATGAAAGACATAGAAGAATTTAAAAAATCTATACCGAAAGAAGAGTTAATTGACGAGTTAGTTTTTAATAAAATATTGACGAATAATTTTGTGGATGCAATGAAATATTTAATTGACAATCAAAAAAAATATATAATTCCACAAAATTATATTATCAAAATGAAAGATATGTTATCAAAACAAAATATTGACGAATCATTTACTAGGGAGTCAAAGGATAAACTTACAATCATGGGTATCGGAAAGATAAATTTAATTAAAACTTGGTTAGAAAGATGTGGAATAGAAAAATATATAATAAATAATGATTTAACAATAACTGTTAATGGTAATGTCAATCTTGATTCCTTTAAGTTTGGTAATTTTCCAGATTATATACAATTTAGAGATGTATATGGATGGTTTGATATAAATAGTGACAAGATGACATCACTAAGAGGATGTCCATCATATGTCCAAGATTTTTTTTCATGTTCAAATAATTACTTAGAATCTCTTGATTTTGCACCTAAAAATATAAATGGCTCATTTTATTGTGCTTATAATTATAAAATATCAAAAGATGATATAGAAGAATATTTACAAAAGATTAATCATTCTGAAAAAAAAGTGTTTGAAGCCTTTATAAAAGGAAATGATAAATTAGCAACACTTGGTGTAGGCAAACCAGGAATGATAACGAATTGGTTGAGAGAAAGAGGAGCGGAACAAGTAAAGATACATGATGATGGAACTATTGATGTCAAATGTAAAAATATGTGGTTATATCCTTTTGATCCTGGTAACCCAACCGATGGTAATCTTCCCGATTATATTAAATTTGGAAAAATTGATGGTTCATTTTTTTGTGAGAATTCTGGATTAACTTCTCTTAAAGGATTTCCGTATGAAATAGACGGTGATTTTGATATACAAGATAATGAGAAATTAAGATCATTAAAAGGTCTTCCGAAAAAGATAAATGGAGAATTCTATTGCGGAAATATAGATATGTCTAGAACAGAAATAGACAAATATATGTTTGATAATAAAATAGAAGTCACAGGAGATATTTACTATACACACATAAATTAAAACTTTATTTCAATTTTCTCATATAAAATTAAACGAAAATATGAGAAAATTGAAAATTGGTGAAGTTTCCTATGATTACATTAAACCAAAGTTCCTTGAAAACCAAACAGACAACATCTATCATGGTTTGTTAGTAGATATCCTAAAAAATGGTAAATTGAGACAAAATCGTACAGGTGAACCTGCATATTCTGTGTTCGGGAGACAATTAAGATTTAAAAATGTAGGAGATGTCTTTCCTATATTAACAACTAAAAGAGTTCATTTAAAAAGTGTAATTGGAGAACTTCTTTGGTTTCTTTCTGGTAATACTAATAAATTTGTATTAAAGGAAAAATATGGTTGTACAATTTGGGATGAATGGGGAGATGATGAAACAGGAGAGATGGGACCCATTTACGGTTATCAATGGAGAAATTTTAATAGTTCTGGTATAGATCAGATGACAAATGTTTTGAATACACTTAAAACAGATCCTGACAACCGTCGGATGATTGTAACTGCATGGAACCCAGAACAACTTTCTCAACAAGCACTTCCACCATGTCATTGGAGCTTTCAATTTAATACAAATAAGATAGAAGGACAGGAAAAAAGAACTCTTGATCTTATGATGAACATCCGTTCTAATGATATTTTTTTAGGTGCGCCATTCAATATTGCATCATACGGGTTATTATTATTGATGGTAGCGCAACAAGTAGATATGATACCTGGTGATTTAATTATAAACATAGGTGACGCGCATATTTATAAAAATCATATTCCATTTGTTATTGAACAACTTAAACGTAGTTCAAAATTTATTGAAATTGATGTTATGGGAGAAATTTCAGGTGTGTCACCACAAATAAAGGTAAATAAAGCACTGACATTATTTGATTATACCATGGATAGTTTTGAATTAAATAATTATAATCCATATCCAAATTTCAAGAATGTTCCTATCGCTATCTAAATAAATAATCAGATCTTCCATGTATATAAATAAAACAGCTCCCGACAACATGGTTTCAAGGAGCTTAAAGATCTGTTTATAAATATAATAAAACATTTATGATAAAGAAACTTTCCCTCACCATAAATTCCTACGATACAGGTGAACTTCTTGAGCCTGTGATAACACAGATACGTGACAAGGTTGACCATGTTGCCTGCATATATCAAAAACTTAGTTATTGGCGTAATCCTATAGATGAGGAGGATATGGAGGAATTAGTGAGATTAAAATCTATAGGATTGGTAGATGAACTCATAGAATTTAAACCAGATTTTATGAAATATAGTAGGGAGCAAGAATGTGACAAAAGAAACATGGGCATTCGAAAAATGAAAGAAAACGGGAGTTCTCATGTATTAAACATCGACGCGGATGAAATGTATGACACAGCGCAGTTTCAGGCAGCCAAGGATCTAATAAATAAAAATAGTTGGAATATAACCTATTGTCAATATATAAATTATTACAGAGACCTGGATCACTATCTAATCTTCCCGTTTGAATCATTTGTCCCGTTTATCCACAGCACTTTCTTTAATTATACATATAATGCAAGTGCTCCTGGCCCAACAGATCCTACAAGAAGAATACACAATCCTTTTGGATTAAGTCAACATGTGTTTAAAAATGATGTTGTCATGATGAATCACCTTGCATGGGTACGTAAGGATATAAGAAAGAAACTTAAAAATTGGAGTGCAAATAACCACTTCACAGATGTGCAGATTGAGGCAGCCATCAACAAATGGGAAAATTGGAAGGAAGGGGAACCGGCTGTGTTATTATTTAACACTCCTGAAAACAAGGTAAATGTAAAGAAATTAGAAAAAAGATGGATTAATGTTAAGATACCTTGGGTTGAAGAGGAAGTAAAAAGATGGAAAGGATGATCAACGAAAAGTCCTTTCCTCCCAATTAAAATGGTACCCCAATTTCTTTGCTTTTTCATATTCACCATCAAATAATTCGTTAGGATCAATCACTATATACGCCTTTTTGTTCATTATAGGAAGGTATCTTAAAGAACGTATATATGTCCCCTTTAGATATAAAAGTCCTCCTATAGTTACAGGTCCATTTTCTAAAGATGATAAAGGATTATTTTCAAAAGAGACATTTTGTTGCACATATTCGGGACAAAATTTTAAAGATTTTAATTTATTTCCTTCTACCCAAAGATATCCTTTAATCATCTTTGGAAAACCTCTCAATGTTATTAAATCACAATCACATGCGTCTAAATTACCAGAAATCACATTGAATTGTATATACTCTGGAAGCGATCCATGTATTTTAATATGTTGAAAATTTATATTATCATCAATATCTATTGAAAAATCATCATTGATTTCATATTTTCGTATAAAATGTTCTTCAAGCCAGCTTTTTATCAATGACAACCTGCCAATATTTAGATTTTGTAATTTAGACGAATCCTCAGGAGTCCTAACAAATGCCTCATCTATGTGTTCTCTTATCAATTTCATACGCTCCATATTCCTTTCAAGATAAATTCATATTGAGGATTTTTTTCTTGTGCTATATCTGTCATAGGTTTGATAACATCTGTCACATATTGTTCTGATGTTTTGTCTTCGAGATCATAGCTTTCAGAAAGATAGAATTTGTTTGTCTTTCCGTATTGCATCCAACATACAACATTTTCATATGCTGAATGTTTTCCGTCCCATTCTATAGGGTAGGAAACCAATTCATACTTAATAATAGCATCAATTATATCTCCGTGTATTATATTCAATGAATCTGCAATGAAAAAATTACCATCTTTATCTGTGACTGCTCTGCTCATTATAGGAAATCTTTTGATTGAAGGAGGGTTCATGTATAGATCTCCTCCATCTAGTTTTTTATTATATGAAGAAACCTTTCCTATAAGAACTTCATTTAATGATTCATATAAACCATCAAGTTTCTTATTATCTTCTATTGTTTGTTTAGAATCATTATATCTATCAACATATCTCATATTTTCTCGTGGAACTCCCGTTCTTTCACAGTATTTTAATATTTCCCTTTCAGATAATCGGACATTGCCATAAACGAATATTCCAGTTCTAAGAATGTTGGGTGCAAAATCTAAATTTATCAGATCATTGTCTTCACAATAGAAATTACCATTTATGTGGCGCGGGCAACCTCTCAGTGTTGTCATTTTGTTTCCAGTTATAGACATCCAATTGTCCATATCTGCAAATTGAATATATTCAGGAAAATTACCATCGAAACGAAAATCTTTATTTATACTCTGATCTGTAAATATTTCTAAATTATCTTTTATTGTACAAGTTTTATCTAAATCATTTTTTTCAAGCCATTTTTGGATTAATTGCCTTTTCCCAATTCCTAAATTTACTAATTTATTATCGCTTTTTGTAAAAAATTCATTTACTTTATTATATTTCGTATTATCTTCCTTTATTAAATCTGTATCATCTTCACCATCAACATATCTCATATTTTTACGTGGGAACGAATATTTTTTGCAATATTTTAATAATTCATCCTCAGATATTTCATTTCCACCATAATAAAATGATGATGTTTTATTTAATATTTCTGGGGCAAATTCCAAAGATGTTAGTTTATTATTTGCGCAATAAAATGATTCATAAATTTTTGGAGGACATCCCCTTAAAGATGTCATACCATTTCCTTCTATAGAAAACCATCTTGGCCCATTTGCAAAGCGAATAAAATCTGGAAAATTACCATTAAGCTTAAAATCCCAATTTATAGCATTATGTGGTTCCAATTCCAATTTATCATTAATATATACATCAAAAAATTCGTGGTCAGATAGCCATTGTTCTATTAACTTTCTTTTTCCTATTCCCAATGTATCTAATTTATCATCATTTTTTATAAATGATTCATTTAAATTTAATTGTCTATTTTCGTATTTTTCGAGTTCACTATCATTAACATTCACACTTCGTCTTATACGCCAACGTTCACAATTAAATTTTTTGCAATATTTTTCAATTGAATATTCGGAAATTTGATTGCCACCATAAATAAGTTTACCTAAATTTTGTAAATAAGGCGCATAGTCAAGAGATGTTAATTCATTATGATCACAATAGAAATTACCCAAACATATCTTTGGACTACCCTTTAACGTTGTTAACTTGTTTCCAGACACTGAATAATAAAAAAGTGTCTTATTAAAATTTATATAATTTGGCAAACCATCTGGTAAGTTTTGATCCAAATTAACACCATCATTTACATCTATGGTGTAATCATCCTTTATTACATAATTTTTTATGTAATGATCATCTAACCATTTTTTTATCAGTTGAGGTTTGCCTATACCTAAATTAACCAACTTATCATCACCTTTTACAAAAGATTCGTCTAATTTATTGTATTTCTTATTAATGTTTTTTATTTTATTTGTGTCAGCGTGCTTAATATTGTATCTAAAATCATGTCTTAAAAAATTGTAT